CGTTCGGATCGCTCACAGGGATAACTGCCACCATCCCATAGTCAGCCTTCTTGGCGCGGGGGCCTTCGGAGCCTTCTGGGTCGTACGAGTAGTCGTCGTCCGTGTAGTCGCGGATGATGTCGCGCAAAAGCTGCAGTTCTTGCTTCAAAGCAAAGTGCACTCGAGCTTGAACAGCCGTCATCACTTTGAGCTGGCGCTCCAGCAAAGCCAGCGTAGTGCCCACTGGGGCTTGCCCTGACATGTCGCTTACTTTCATGTCCGCCGTAGCAGCGAACCTGCGGCCCTCCTCCACAATTTTGTCCAGCAAACTGGACAGAACGGCAGACGGCTCTTTGTAAGGCAGCGGTAAGATACTGTCGCGGATGCTACCCGAGGCAACGTCTACGTCGCGGAATTCTCCCGGAGCAATTGGCGTGTCGTCACCCTTGATGCGCAGGCCACGGGACTTCAGACCGCCGGGCAAGTTGGACAGCGTGCCAGCATCGATCAACTGACGCATCAAGCTGGTTGCCGATTTGGCAAAGCCGCCGATCAGGTGGAACAGCCCAAAGCCATAAGCACCAAAGCCGGGGATGTACTGGTAGTGCACGAAGTGCTGGCGCTTGAGTTTAAGCTTGTCGTCCTCTTCCCAGTTACGGCGCACGGACAGGATGGTGTTTGTGCCGCGAATGATGGTCACCACGTAGGGCAGCGCAATGCCTGTGGGCTCGTCATCTTCCTCGTCCTCAAAGCCCTTCAAGTCCAAATCGACATGGCACTCAAACAAAGTGAATCGGTCATCGTTCAGGTCACTGAACCCCGTCTCTTTGTCCTTGGCTTTCTGAATATCGCCCACGTTCTTGTCTGGCTCACCAAACTCCACGTCGCGGTAGAACCCCGCCTGCTGCAGCTTAATCAGCTCGTTCTTGGTCTTGCGCATGACGTGCGTGACGCGGTAGCAGCTCTGGATGTCCGAGCAGCCGTAGGGCAGGATCATGTCCTCAGCAGGAATAAAGATCGACACCTGTCGCCCAAGTGACGGATCGTAGTACACCTTCTTGAACGCCGAACCCGTAGCCGGTAGGCTCCACAGCATGCGCTCGTGCTCTGGGCGGAACTCGACCATCTTCTCGGTGAGCTGGTAGTTCATGTCGTTCTCGACCCGAACAGCGGCTTGCTGCTTGGCCGGGGTTTCTTTGCCCATGATTTTGGTACGCACAGGCCCCTGCGCAGGGAATGTCTCGGTAATTGTTTCTGACTGGAACCTGACAACAGCTTCAGTAATCATCGGGTGGAACACGCCAGATGCCCCGTTCCAAGGCTCCGTGCGCTCCTCCATCTGTAGGCCCAACAGTTTCAAGCCTTCTGTATAGGCTTTCTCCCAGTCCTTGCGGCTGTTCTTGTCTTGGTCAATCTCTCCTGCCAGATCACCGCCAAGCGAGGCCAGTGCGCTGTCGTCCATGTACTCGGCCAAGTTGGCGTCAAAGTCTTCAGCGGAGGGCTCGCCCGGGGTAATCTCAATCTCCATGCCATCAATGCCGATCTTCACCGCTTCTGGGTCCACGATCTCAATCTCAATTGGCGTTTCGCCCTCGGCTGCATCGTCGATGCCCATGGGCTGTTGGTACAGCGCCTTGTCAATGTTGGTGGCCATGTGTCAAATCCTTAATAGTATGCAGCTTTGCGTTTGTACTGATACGGGTCGTCTTTCTCGTCCGATTCAAGTGCAATGAAGCCACCTTGGCGGAACCGCAGCAGGGCCTGAGTCGTCGTGTCCACGTAGTCGTCGTGCTCCCCAACTGGGAAAGACGCCATCTCTTCGATCACTTCTCGGGCCCAACGCGTATCTGGTGCCCACACCATGCCAGAGGCAAACATGTCGGACACCGCGTTTAATCGTACCATTTTGTCGTTGCCCCGGCTAGGGTTTGTTTCCTGCACCGGTATGCCCATGGCCCGCAGCTCTTGGATCAGCGGCGCACCAGACGCCTTTTTCTCCACAATAAACGCATCGGGCTCCCACTCCTTGTAATGTTTGAGCGCCGTAGCTTTAAGTTCGGGAAATGGCATCCTGTCCTTGAACGCGTCCAAGAGGATGATCTGAGGCTTGTCGCCTTCCTCTTCGTTGTAGAACACCCCCCACGTTGTGCACGCGGAATAGTCGGAGTTGTTCTTGACCTCAAATGCCGTATCCCAAGACTGGATGATGTAGTCGCACTGCGGCGGGTCCTCGCCCATCCATATCCGCCACATCTTGCGCGAGACAATAGCGCTGGTCTCAGATGTGGGCTGCTGCATGTATTGCGCGTTCCAATATCTTGGCTCGATACTGGCCTTTGTCGCCTTGAGCGACTCAAGCGACCACTGCTCTGGCCAAAGTGACTTCTCTGTCTCCATGCCTTCGTTCAAAATGGCCGGAAGCTCCACGATCTCCCACGGTATGGACTCGGGGTTCTTGGTCTGGTAGTCAATCAAGCGTCCCGTCAGGTCAAGGAGGGACCAGCGCGTCATGATAATTATGATCGCGCCGCCCGGCATCAGACGTTGAAGCGGGCCCGTTTGGAACCATGACCACGCTGTATCGAAAGCCAGACGGGAGTTCGCCTTGACATCCTGCTCGGAGTGAGGGTCATCAATAACGAACAGATCAGCACCGCGACCAGCAAGAGCGCCGCCCACACCAGCAGCATAGTACTGGCCCCCAGCAGAAGTAGACCATTTGCCAGCCGCCTTTTGATCGTCAGCCACCAGCGTTTGAGGAAAGACATCATGGTACTCCTCCGTGTCGATCAGGTTCCGTATGCGCCGCCCGAAGTCTTCGGACAAACCCGCAGTGTGCGTGCCCATGATGATCTTCTTGTTGGGATACTTGCCAAGGAAGTAGGCAGGAAACAGGTAGGAGCTGAACTCCGACTTACCCATACGAGGCGCAATGTTGATGATGACGCGCTTTTTGCGTCCCTCAATCACGTCCGTAAAAATCTTGGCCAGCTTCTTGTGGTGGGGCCCAATCTTAAAGCCCGGGTACACCGAGGTGGCGAACCCCAGCATGTTGTGCTTGGCTGCTTGCAAACTGGCGCGGGACTCTCGCAGCTCCAAATCCTCAAACAGCTCCATCTTGTCCTTGAGCGACATGCTGGGCAGCGCGGTCATCAGCGCTTGCATCTCTACTTTGGACAGGGTGGTGAGCGTGTCAAGCTGCATCAGGGGCGCTCACGTCTGAGATATCGGAGACATCCACCACATCCACGACCTGCATAAACCGGTTGAGCTTGTCCTTGATGCGGGTTTCCAGCTCCAAGTCCGAGACTTCCTCTTTCTTGACGGTAATTCGCTCAGTGAACAGCGCAACTTCCGTTACCTTGCCCAGCATATCGAGCGCTTTCAAGCGCACTTTGGCGTCAGGGTGCTTCGTCTCTTCCAAGATTTTGGCAACGGCATACCCCCGCAGCTCCTTGGCCTGCTCCATGAACTGCCAGTCGTATGCAGTAAGCATGCCCACCAAATGTTGGACGGCTGCGGGGGTCGTGATCTGGGTAAGCGCTGCTTGGGTGTTGGCCATCGACTGGCCGGTCACCAGTGATGCAAATGACTGACGCGCTGCTTGGGCGTCAGCCCGGGTCTCAATCTCTTCGTCGTCCAGTCCCATGGACTGTAGCCACTCGGCTGTCTTTGCTTGTGCGTCAATCGTATCAACTGGCGAAGACTTCTCGATAGGCAATGGCGCAGCCCCGGTGGCCTCTTCCACTTCTGGTTCAAATTCGCCGTCAATCAAGTGGTCTAACATATGCGTAGGTTGGTGCTGGCGTTGCACTTGTTTCCTCGTTGTACAAAGTATATACTACTTGTGAGTGACGCCGCAAGGTCTTGTCGCTTCTCCTTGGGATGGTAAAACGTCTCCTTCAATCCCCCGCCGGAAACTGCGGGGGATTTTTTTATGTGTGCTGTCAAACATTGGACAAGAGATTATTGAAATTTTTATAAAATTTTTTAGGTGAGGTATTGTTTGCTAAAGAATTACAAAAATGCTGGGTGCGGGTGAGAAACAGTGTTTA